AATTAGAACTTGTAAGATTACTAGCTGATTGTGCAGACTCAATATAAACAATATTATTCATATCCATTGAGGATGCGTCACCCCAATTAATAACAGCTTGGGTTTTAGAATAATTAACGGCTAAACATGGATAGCGAGATTCAGTTGAAGAAAAAGTTTGCACACTTCCATTACTAACTGTTGTGCCTGAAGATGTTACAATAGCAAAAATACCTTGAAAAGAATTAGACGGACTAGCAAATTTAGTTGCTCTAGCAATAATCATTTTACCTGATGCTATTGGTGCTATTGAACATTCATTAGTTGCATTACCTAAACAAGTAACATCTGATACTTGTGATGGTGAACCCCATGTAATAGTTGTTCCGCTAAGCGTTCCTGCTTGTGACCATAACGTATAAGCATTTTCAGTAAGATAACTTATTACTACTACGCCATTATTATCAACACCTACGCAAGCATCAGCACCATTATTATTGCCTGTTGGTAGATTTGAAACAATAGCTGTTGAGCCAAAACTAAAAGATGAACCTGAGACTGTTCCAACAGTTGTGTATAAATCTTCTGTATTATTATCAGCATATAAATAAACTACTTTATTTGCTGTAGAAGAATAAGCACATCTACATGAATAAGAATTTACAAAAGAACCATATATGGGAACTGACTCAACAGTATTTGCTGAAATAGTTGAACCACTTATAGGCATACTAACAGTTTTAGGCGCACTTCCCTCTGTCCAACACGCTATTAATAAATCAGATGAAGTATCATATGTTAAGTTGCTATTATTAGGGCTACCATTCATTGCTGTTGACCTTAAAGTCACAGCAGTTGCAGTAGTTAATGTAGCTGATGAACCTCTTCCACTTACAGTCATAACTGAGCCTGTTAAATAACTGTTACTATCTTTATAAAATAAAACATATTTATTAGCATCAGGTTGATAAATAATGCCAACATCAGTTGAACTAGATAAATTAAAAGTTAATTGAGATGTGCCGTGTGTAATTGTTTTTAAATCATCAGTAGATACTGTATTTACTTGACACATAAAATCATTGCCTTGTCTATATACAGAAACAAATTGACCATTAATACCCATTGCTGTTTGTTGGTCGTAAACTGATGATGCTAATGCGGTAGTTGTTTTAGCGCCTAAACCTGCTGGAATAGTTGTAGGTGTCTCTGCTACTTGTGAAACTGTATTATCAGCGTTTAAGATTAATGGTTTGCCTGCGGTGATACTACCACTTGCTGTGTAGTCACGATTTACGCCAATATCACGATAGGATGATTTCTCAGCAGGATAAGTAACAAAGACTGTTGAACCTGTAGCAGATAAAGAGATGGCATTTCCTGAGTTACTACTTTCAAAAATAGTATCTCTTGTTAAAGTATTAGAATTATAAGTTCCCTCACCTACTTCAAAATCTGTACCATTAACATCAGATATTGTGTAATACGTTTTTGTGCCATTGCCTAAAACTGAAAAGGCTTGAAAGCCTGCTTCTGCTGTACCGCTTAATGTAAGCGTTCCTGTGCCTGACGTAGTTGTCAGCTCTTTAACTCTGTCCTGTAGTTTTAACATTATGTGTCCATCCAACGACCACGACCTGATCTAAAAGGTTTTGGTCTTATTGTTTTTTCATTTTTATCTGTATCTTTTGGCCTGTTCATCTTCTCGTGTAACAGACGTAGATTGACATTTAATATATGCAATCCTGCGTAAGCGTATTGGAGACAATCCCAGGCTTCATTACGTTGCCTTGATTTAACCCAAACTGTTTTCCTTACACCTTTTGAATATTTCTCTACTCTTTTTTCTGAACATAATTGCTCAAAGTATTCATTGTCTAAATGACTTGATATGTGAATCATACCAATGCCTTCATCTAATTTTAGACGTGAATACAATAACGATTTAGTTGTATCAACACCAACAGGAAACAATCGTATTTTTCCAATGTTATTTTTAGTTGGCCTACTTACAACAGGTCTTTCACCGCCTACACCTTTAATAGCAAATATGCGGTGGACTTCCCTTGTTTTTACATAATCATATACTTTTGCTGTGTGATGCCCACCGCTATCTATACAACTTACACGAACCGACAGTTCGACACCTTTAGGATGCTTGTATTTCTTTTGAAGTAACTCGTCTAAGTCTTTCCATACTTCATGTCCACTTGGATCACCATATAATATATGATGATCTATAATATAAATAGTCTCATCCCTGGTATAACCAACAATGCTTACTTCAAGGCGATCATCTTGGGTATCAATTCCTGCTGTTAATAAAACAACATCTGTTGGTAGTTTATCACCAAAATCTTCACTTCTTGCTTTTAACTTATCGCCATCTATACTTTCACCTGCATCATCATCCCACAATTGACATAATACAGTATTGACAAAAACCTTTAACTTTTCAGGGTAATCTTTGACTTGATGAAAATATACAGCTTGCTCAAATATGCTTGTCCAAGGCGAGTATAACGCACTAATATTGAAACTCCTGATGTTGCTAAACTCAGCACTAGGTTTCCAAGTGCCATTATTAACCGCTTGCAATCTTTTACTATCGCTCCAGGGAGATCCGCAACCGCTACAAACGTAGAAAGCGTCTTTAAGTATTCCATTATCTTTTTCAAAATTAACTCCACTCCACTCTAATAACTGTTCATCGCCACAATCAGGACAACGAACCCAATATTCATTTTGATCGCCTTGAAGATAAAACTCCTCAATACGACTTTCACCTTTAATGGTAGGCGTTGAAACCATACCAATCTTACGATTAAAAAAATTCGATGTTCGTCTTTTTCCTAATCCAATAATATCACCTTCCGTTGTGGCAAGTGAATATCTATCAACCTCATCACAAAGCAATAATCTAACAGGCCTTGATGAAGCTGATGATGGTGAGTTAGAACCAATTAAATCTAAACTGCCACCATTAAAACTTTTACTGTAAACTGTGTTACCTGAATCTCTTGCTCTAGGATCTTTAACTTTTTCATTTAAAACTGAACAGTCTCTAATCATTGGAGTTATTCTATTCTTAGAAAAACTACCTGCCATACTAAGTGTAGGTTGTATTATCATAATAGGACTTGGATCAAGTGCAATATGATAACCTAATACATTTAATAATATTTCTGTTTTGCCAAGTTGTGAGCCTGACATAATAACTACTTGCTCAACTTTAGGATCACTAAAAGCATCCATCATTGCTCTTTGAAAGTTATACGTTACCCAACTTCCAGGTGATGCTGATGTCTCACTACTTAGGACTCTGTTTTGATCCGCCCATTGACTCACCGATAGCTTCGGTGGTGGTTTCAAACTCGACAGGGTTATCTGTGTCGTATTCTGTAGACTCTCTGTCGGTGTTATTAGGTTCAATTTCTACCTTCGTGTTTACTAATTCATTTAATATAAGATTAACTTCGGCATCTATTTTACTGCGTACATCAATTAAGTTCTTTGCAGAATAGACCTCTGTTGCAACTCTTGATGACAAAGCTAGTAACCTGGTCTTAATTAAGATGGCTATACTTGTCCAAACCTTCTGAACATCGTCTTGATGTTGAAGTTCGCCATTTAACTTTAACGCTTCTAATTCTAATATTTCAGCTCTAGCCTTTTCTTGTCTTAGCTTTGCTTCTCTTAGGTCACTAGGCGCATCACCATGAATGGCCTGACCTCTAAGGTATTTGACATAACCTTGAATACATTCAACCAACTTATATTGGTTACGTTTTTCAGTAGGCGGTAAAACTCCAGACTTCGCTAGTTGTTGAATACGCCTTGCTGACAGATCCAAAATATCGGAAAGCTGTTTTGAATTTACTGTTAAATCTGCTCCAATCATCTAAAAAACCTATAATTGTTGTATGCCTTTAAACTTACACAGATGCGTTCTAAACAACAGTTTTTATTTTGCATTAAACTTTATGTACTTTTTTTTTATTCTATTGAGTTCTTAACTCTATCGGTTACGCCACCGAAGTAAGCTACGATGTCTGTCGCTAGACTAAAATCGAATC